AAGACTCAGGCTCAGGGTCACTTGCCCACCCATGGGTGTTATCGCCTCGAATATCGCCCTCGTCATCTAACTCTAGGTAGTCCCCGCAATCACTAACGCGATCTGAATTACCGTCTATATAGGGCATGACGTAGTTACCACCACCGTAGTATTTAGCCAACCTAGCACCTTCAGGCCAACCGCCTTCACGGGCGTAGCCGTTATCTTGCAACCACGACTCAAGCATGGTGTCACACCCGCCATGCCCACCCTCACCGTCCCGCTTATAGGTTCGTACATAGATTGGCTCAGGCTCGTTACTCTCAGGGTCTACAAAGGTCAATGCACGAGCCATGACCCGCTCACCCTCCAAGCGCACGACCATACCCCAACCATATCGAGGGTCATATACTGCATACGGGTGTGATGCCTCTACTGAGTCGTATCCCCAGTGGTCGGTGTCATACGCCATACATGAGTGTGGACCTTTTATTATGGCATTGATTATCTCAGGCAGGGTTGTGAGCACTTCGTAGCTACCCCGCGATGCAAGGTAGCTCTCTACGATGTTACGTATGGTGTCATCGTGGGCGGTTGGTGCATGACGCCGTAGGTATTTCCCTAGGCTTGTTTTGGTTTGCACATTAGCATGGCCTGCACGGTCGTCACGGGTGTAGGCAATCATCTCACTGTTTTCTGTGGACTCATGAGGCCACTCAAGGATCATCTCTGCAACTGATAACAAGTGATCGGTGTACGCGGGGTTGCATACGGCGTCGTGAATTACGGAGTGTAGAGCGTAACTATTGGTTTCACGGGCAAACCACGAACGGGTCTTTAAAAATAGATCAACGGCTTCCAACCGTTGAACATGGGGGGTGTTGCAGTTGTCCTGCTTGATGACCGCAAGAAAAGCGCCGTGTAGTCTGCGAGCATTAAGAGGCACGGGTTGGGTGCGGAACTGTGCAGGGGTTGATGCAAATGCTGTGGGGAGTGAATAGGTTGGCATGATTAGTTCCTTTGGTTGGTTATTATCTTCATAACGTTATGAAGTTGGGTTTAGTTGGTTGGTTGGTATTGGGTGACGTGCTCATTCAGCACAAACTCTTCCCCGTCAGGGGTTAATATGTAACTGAAGTGCTTACTTAAGCAATGCGTGCACACACTGCGGCCGTCGTGTGTGTTTCTGGTGTCGTATATTTCTACTTCACTTTCGCACATGTCGCAATCTATATAGTAGTCCATGATTAGTTCCTTTGGTTGGTTAGTATCTTCATAACGTTATGAAGTTAGGGGGTGTCGAGTTAAGCAATGCTTAGGTTAGTTGATAGGGGTGCGACATGTCGCACGATGCGTAGTGTATTGAATGTTTCGGCATAAATGATGTCGCCTTGTGCCTTTTTGGCTTGGCTGAGTAGCACGTACTGCAAGAGTGCTTTTTGGGCGTCTTCGCGGGTTGTGTATGTTGTAGTGTCGGGCGTATGTACCCAGCCATTGCATAGGTCAAATGTTTCAATGGCGAATGTGGTTGTTTGGTTGTTCATGTCGTGTGTCCTTGGTTATTATCTTCATAACGTTATGAAGTTGGGTTTAGTTAATTGTGTTGATAATGGGTATTATGCGACTCAAACTACATTATAGCACATATGGAGGCTGTTGTCAAGGGGTGCTAAGGGGGTGTTATGCGGTGAGGTGGGGCTTCGTGTTCTTGGTGTTCTCGAGGGGAGGGTAAATGTTCTTGTGAGGAGGGAAAAAACAGGAACGCAAGTACGCAATGAATATGCGGGTCTTAGGCGATTTTGGGGGTAAATGTTCCATTGTTCTCCCCTGTACAAGTACGAGCGGGTGGTTTTGGGGGGAACAACGAAATGACACTTGCACATAATCGACGAATCTGTATCTTTGTACATAATTGAAAACTTTGTATCTCCTCCAAAGCCCCCTCCACCCTCGACTTACATTTGCACACGAGAACACGTTCCGAGAACCCCCTACTACTACTATATAAATATAATTATATATATATATAAGCTCCATAAACGCGAACGCTACAGAGCCTTTTCATGCTCTATTCTCGTATGTTGCAATTATCCATATCGTTTATGTTGATTGTACCCGCGTTACTGGACTGTCAAGTACAGCCTAGAACACGAGAACACCGCGCGCTACACGTTTCCCACGCGCATGACGCGCGCAGTGCCGCCTCCGATGATAGTGGTTACCTTGCCTGCCATGCGCAGTGCCGCCTCCGATGATAGTGGTTGCCCTATGACGTGCACGTAATCGGTGTATGCCATAGAGCAACCCAAGCCCATGGTGAGCAAGAAAAACGTAGACGTAAAAAAACCCCGCTTTGTGAGCGGGGTTAAAAAACCCCCCAATGGGGGGTAACCTCATAACGTTATGATGTTAAGCGGGTATTAGTGCGATCAATGCACTGATACCTTTGGTCAATTTGACAACATCATAACTTGGGCTTGGGTCGCTTTGTGCGATAAGCAAAGCGGTATTCAAACTTGCATAGAGTTTCTGTGACTGTGTACGCTCTGCGACAGTGGGCACGCTTGGTGCGCTTGGCACGCTTGGCACGCTTGGTGCGCACGGTAACGGCTCAGGGGCTTTGGTTAACTTAACAGCCTTAGCTTTAGCACGTGATTCTGCTTGGGCACTATTTAAGACAAGTGGTGTCCCTAGCTTCAAGGCCTTGCGCATGTCACCTAAGTAATTACTGATTGTAGGAGCTGTATATGCCTTGCCGTTCAAAGGGTTTGTTTGCGCCCCCATAATGCCCGCAAAGTGTTTTGCAATAGGGCAGTTACGCAGATCACCGATTGCTACTTTGGTTTTCCTGAACGATTCAAACAACGCTGTGATGCTGGTAGTAGCACCGTCACGAAGCACAATGGCTTGTGACAATTCGGTCAATGCTTGTTTACCCTTTTCAATGGAAGCAACAACAGTCTTTGAAGCGGGCTTGTTTGCTGTAGTAGTAGTTTTCATTTTAATTCCTTGATTGGTTAGTTGGTAACGTACCGAAATCGATACGAATACATATTATAGTCGATTGTATTGTTTATGTCAAATGGTGTGAGGTATAGAGCTTAACGTCATAACGTTATGAGGTTAACCGAACGCATAAAGCATTGTTAGACGCACGTCATGCGCGTGCGCATGTAACATAACTATCATAGCGCGTCAAGCGTGCAAAGATTTCTTGGGGAATTTGATACCCTACCGTACCCCGACCCGCCTTATAGGTGTGACTAGTGGCCCTGCCCTATACAGTGTAATCTGCACAAACAAAACCAAAGTTTCCCAAACTCACCTAGCTCCCTTATGGGCAACACCCCCCGTCACTAAATATCTCTTATCCCCTTAAAATTTTCCCAAAAAATTTGTTTGACCCACCTTACACAAATAATATATACTGCATCCTATACGTACCAATAGGTATCGCGCATGGAAATTAGTTTAGAGCCCGAAGTACTCGCGGCTCCTGTTGGCTCAGGAGTGCTTAGTCACGCCCAAATGCGCGACGCGGCGCGGGCGATGTTTAACTCCACAGAGTTTATTGAGCATTTTGGAGAACCCCAAGGGGCCACATCCGGCGACACCTCCACAGCGCGCAAAGTGATCTTAGACGACCGTCCTATAACTGCTGTGCAAAACTCGGCGACTGCCGTGCACTTGATGGCTTTACTGAGTGAGTATGATGTTCAGATTGCTAAAACAGCAGTGCAGATTAGGATGTTCGTCACAAACAGTCTTATAGAAGAAGCCGCCCCCGGGGCTAAGAACCGCATCAGAGCCTTAGAGCTCTTAGGTAAAATTAGTGAAGTTGGGCTATTCACAGAGCGCACAGAGGTCGTAGTCAAACACCAAACAACTATAGAGCTTGAGCAAAAAGTGCGCGATAAGATTGCCACACTCATAAGTAAAAAATCGTTAGCTCAGGACGTAACTGCTAGAGACCCCGACATGGACATCGTGCAAGACCGTATGGATGAGTTAACGGATTTCTTAATCAAGCCAAAAGCTGATGCTACAGACGACTGAGATCGAGTTCTTACGCGCCAACCTAAGTGAGTTCTCAGGTGAAGAACTTGCAGAAGTCCTACTGTCCTTAGAAGAACTTGAAAAGCGCGAAGCGATGCAGGCGTGTCAGGATGATCTGATTGCGTTTTGCCAATACATGGACCCCGATTACAAAGTGGGTAAACACCACCGACGCCTTGCTAACTTACTTATGGCTATGGAGCGTGGAGAAGAAGATCGTATTGGTGTGTCAGTTCCACCACGGCATGGTAAGAGCCAGCTTGTGTCTATATTTTTCCCCGCATGGTATCTAGGGCGTAACCCTGATAAGCAAGTACTGATGGTGTCCCACACGGGCAACTTGGCCGTTGAGTTTGGTCGTAAAGTGCGAAATATTGTGGGTAGTGACAAGTATGTAGAAGTATTTCCGCTGGTGACGCTCTCAGCAGACTCAAAAAGTGCAGGGCGATGGAATACTAATGCTGGTGGTAGTTACTATGCTTGCGGTGTGGGTGCGGCGTTAGCAGGTCGAGGTGCGCACTTCTTAATTATTGACGATCCGTTCTCTGAGCAAGACATATTAATGGGTAACTACGACGTATTTGAGCAAGTCTATGAGTGGTTTGCTTACGGTGCCCGTACACGTCTGATGCCACAAGGTAAAGTAGCTATTGTACACACCCGATGGGCGCCAGAAGATTTAATTGGTCGCTTGGCTAAGGACATGACACGCATTGAAGGTACCGATCGGTACCATTTCTTTGAGTTTCCAGCAATATTTAACGAAAATACGGCTGAGGAGAAGGCACTTTGGCCAGAGTTCTTTGATTTAGAAGCTCTACACCGTACAAAAGCCTCGATGCCGCTGTTCCAATGGAACGCGCAGTACCAACAAAACCCCACAGGCGAGGAAGGTGCGCTGATTAAGCGCGAGTGGTGGAAGAAATGGGAGTTACCCGAAGCTCCACCGTGTGAGTACGTGATTATGACGCTGGATGCGGCCGCAGAAAAAGGTAACCGCAATGACTTTACCGCACTATTGACGTGGGGGGTGTTTAGCCACGAGCGGTTAACTGAAGGGAACAACCACATTATCTTGCTCAATGCCGTTAACGTGCGTGTAGAGTTCCCAGAGCTTAAAGAAATGGCGTTACATGCGTATAAAGAGTGGCAACCCGACTCGTTTATAGTAGAAAAGAAGTCTAGTGGCACACCACTGTTTCAAGAATTACGACGAATGGGTATTCCTGTGCAAGAATTCACGCCACATCGGGGCACGGGGGATAAAATAGCGCGGGTAAACGCGATTTCTGATATTGTTAAATCAGGGATGGTATGGTACCCAACAGGACGTAAGTGGGCTGAGGAAGTTATAGAACAAGCGGCTAGCTTCCCAATGGCAAAAAATGATGACATGGTTGACTGTATCAGTATGGCACTCGCAAGATTTAGAAGTGGTGGGTTTATCAGATTAACTAGTGACGAAGCAGATGAAATTATGGCTCCTCGCAATGCGGCGTACTATTAACTTAGTGGAAATGATGATATAATGGAATCACTATATGGAGAACATTATGCAATCAGGCCCCCGAAGAATTATTGATATGATGCAAGACACTACGTTTGTAGATGCTTTACCTAAATCTAGACGCGCCGCGTTGGAGATAGGAGCACCACGGTATATATCGCCTCGTCTTTGCCCCAAAAACCATGAGTCCTATAGGCTTACACGCAACGGAACTTGTGGGCAGTGTGCGTCAAACTTGTCTAATGACGTAAGCAAAATGCATAAGCGATCTAGGGTAAATTCGGATAAAAATTGGAACGCTAGTACTAAAGGGCAATCAGCTAAACAAAAATGGAAAGATAAAAACCCTAAATGGGCGTGGGTAGTTAGTGCAGTAGGCGGAGCCCGAACCCGTGCTAAGTGGGCTAATATAGAGTTTGATATTACCAACGAATACATTTATGGTATTACCGCGGATACCTGCCCTGCATTAGGCATACAGTTCGTGTTCGGCGGGGTAGGATTTAACACAGCGGTAAACCCGAGTATTGACCGTATTGACCCTAAGCAAGGATATATAAAAGGGAATATGGCGGTTATAAGTCACAGGGCTAACATGATAAAGAGTAATGCTTCCTCGGACGAACTACGCAAAATAGCCGAGTGGCTTCACACTAAGGAATAATAATGGCTATTGAGAAAGGTTTGTACGCCGCCCCCGTGGGCATGGATGCTATGCAGGGGCAAGAGCCCGGTATGGAGATTGAGATTGTTAACCCCGACATGGTTACCTTGGATGATGGCTCTGTAGAAATTACAATCGTGCCCGGAGAAGAAGTTGACGAGGATGGTATTGAGTTTGACGCTAACTTAGTTGAGTATTTAGATGAGCGTGACCTTGTACAACTCTCAGGGGATTTGATTGATGCCTATGAGAACGACTTAGCGTCTAGGAAAGATTGGGAAGAAACCTATACCGAAGGTATTAAGTTACTGGGGCTTAAGTATGAGGAACGTACTGAGCCATGGGAAGGAGCCTGCGGTGTACACCACCCTATGATCGCTGAAGCCGCTGTGAGATTCCAAGCGGAAGCTATTATGGAGACTTTCCCTGCCAGTGGTCCAGTACGCACAAAGATTATAGGTGAAGTTACACGCCAAAAGACAGATGCGGCAGAAAGAGTTCGTAATGACATGAATTATCAGTTGACCGAGCAGATGCCTGAGTACCGTGCCGAGCATGAGCGGATGTTGTGGAACTTACCCATTGCAGGTAGCGCGTTTAAAAAGGTGTATTTCGATCCTACGATAGGGCGTCAGATTTCGTTGTTCGTACCCGCAGAAGATGTGGTACTGCCATACGGCGCATCAGATATATCTATGTGTGAGCGCATCACCCACCGTATGCGTAAGTCTAAAATTGAGCTTATTAAGTTACAAGAGGCTGGGTTTTACCGTGATGACATTGATATCACTGATGCACCGACACTACAAGTTGACAAGATTCAAGCCGCTAAAGATCGTGAGATTGGGTTTAGTGCAACGTACGACGACCGCCATGCGCTGTTGGAGATGCATGTTGAAATAGACTTAGCGGGTTTTGAAGACAAAGATGCAGATGGTGAAATGACGGGTGTTCCATTACCTTATGTTATTACCATATTAAAAGAGACCGGCGACATATTATCTGTGCGTCGTAACTACGACCCCGTACCTACCCCAACAGAGGGTAACAAGCGGGACCAATACATATACAAAAGGCCCAATCAGTACTTCGTGCATTACCAGTATGTGCCGGGGTTTGGTTCGTATGGTTTTGGTTTGGTGCACTTGGTTGGTAACTCAGCTAAATCGGCTACAGCCATTACACGTCAGTTGGTTGATGCAGGAACGTTATCAAATTTACCCGGCGGTTTAAAGACTCGTGGGTTACGTATTAAGGGTGACGATACACCGATTTCACCGGGCGAGTTTAGAGATGTCGATATATCCTCTGGGGCGTTGCGTGACAACATCATGCCCCTGCCGTACAAAGAGCCGTCACAAACGCTACTGACATTGCTGGGTGTAATCAGTGAAGAAGCGCGTCGTTTTGCCGCTACCCCCGATATGAAGATATCAGATATGAGTGCTAACGCACCCGTAGGTACCACATTAGCGTTAATAGAACGTAACTTGAAAGTTATGTCAGCCGTGCAAGCGCGTATGCACTTCGCTATGAAGCAGGAGTTAAAACTTCTTGCGGGAATGATTCGTGACCATGCGGCTACAAGCTATGACTACCAACCAGAAGAAGGTTCACGCAAAGCACGTCAAGCAGACTACAGTTTAGTTGAGGTTATCCCCGTATCAGACCCCAATGCGAGCACCTTAGCGCAACGAGTCGTGCAGTATCAAGCGGTGATACAGTTAGCGCAGATGGCACCACAGATTTATAACTTACCTAAGTTACACCGTCAGATGTTAGAGGTGTTGAGCATTAAAGACGCAGATGAGTTAGTCCCATTAGATGAAGACCAGAAACCACGAGACCCGATTACGGAGAACATGGACATCTTAAATGGTAAGCCAGTTAAAGCGTTTATCACACAAGACCATGAAGCCCACATCGCGGTACATATGGCGGCTATGCAAGACCCAGTGCTTATGAAACTAATGGGACAAAACCCACAGGCTCAAGTACTCATGCAAGCCGCTCACGCCCATATTACTGAGCACATTGCGTTTGCATACCGTAACAAGATACAAGAACAAATGGGTGTTACGTTACCTGACCCCAAAGCGGAACTACCGGAGAACATGGAGAATGAGTTAGCTCGGTTGTCCGCTCAAGCCGCAGGGCAGTTGTTACAAAAGCACCAAGCGCAAGCCCAACAGGAACAAAACCAACAGGCACAACAAGACCCAATTGTTCAGATGCAACAGCAAGAACTTCAGATCAAGATGAAAGAAGTTGATATTAAAGAGAAGAAGATGATTGCTGATGTCGCCGCGGAAGCCGACAGAATAGCGCTTGAGCGTGAGAAGATGCAGGCAGATATGGAGAAAGAAGGTTTACGTGTAGGCTCTAACACCGCGGCTATCAAGGCAAAGCTTGAGTTGCAACAACAGTTAGAGATGTTAAAGCTCGGTGTAAAGGGTGAAGAAATTAAATCTCGCCAAGAAGCCGACGGCATGCGTATGGGTATCGACGTAGCTAAGGCTCGCGCACAGATGCAACAAGCACAGAAACCCCAAGGAGCGGCTGAATGAACGAGCTAGACATTATCCAGAAGAAAATCCGTGAGCGCATGAATGATATAGCTGACGCGTTAGCCACGGGTAGTTGCCAGTCGTTAGAAGAGTACAAACGTATGTGTGGAGTAATAGAAGGTTTGGCATACGTGGAAAGAGATGTGATTGACCTTAGATCTAGTGCTGAGTCTGAGGACGATTAATACCCGCAAGGGCCGTTCGTAACCCGGTAGGTTACGCTTTTTAGGAGTTTGGAATGAGTGAAATTCTCATCGGTAGTAACCCTCGTAACCCAAAAGTCGTGGGCGTTATAAACACAGACGCAACCCCGCAAGAGAAAGCCAAGCAACTTCCTAAACCATCGGGGTATCATATTTTATGTGCGATTCCAGAAGCTGAGAAAGAGTTTGACAGTGGGCTGTTAAAGGCCGACGAGACTATGCATTACGAGGAAGTCCTTACCACGGTACTATTTGTTGTGGCTATGGGAGAGGATTGTTACGCTGACAAAACGCGTTTCCCTACAGGTGCGTGGTGTAAGCAGGGTGATTTTGTGTTGGTTCGCCCTAATTCGGGTTCCAGACTGGTTATACACGGTAAGGAATTTCGCTTAATAAATGACGATTCTGTCGAGGCGGTAGTTCTTGACCCTCGCGGCATTCGCCGTAAATAAGGAGTAAATAATGGATACATATAAATTTCCCGACGAGAAAGAACCCGTCGAACAAGAGATCGAATTAGAACTCGATAGCGCTGACTCCGAAGTAGAAATCGTAGACGATACACCGGCGCAAGATCGTAACCGTAAACCCCTTGCCCATGAAGTAGAGGAGCCCAGCGAAGACGAACTCAATGAGTACAGCTCTAAGGTTCAAAAGCGGCTAAAAGAATTAACTCATGCCCGTCATGATGAACGACGTAAAGCTGAAGTCCTGTCCCGTGAAAAGGCGGAGCTTGAACGCGTTGCTAAATTAATGGCTGATGAGAACAAACGTTTAAATGACTACGTGAGCCTTGGGCAAACTGCCTACATAGATAAATCTAAGTCATTGGCAACGTATGGTATGAACGCGGCTAAGGCTAAAATGAAGGCGGCTTTAGATGCAGGGGACACCGAAGCGGCAGTTGCCGCACAGGAAGAACTGTTAAACGCGCAACTCGAAATGCAACAAGTAAATAATTTTAAGCCCCAACCGTTGCAAAAACCACAGAATGACGTATATACTCAACCTATAACACGTCAACCTGAGCCAAAGCTAGATACTCGAGTTGTTAGTTGGGCAGAAAAAAACCCGTGGTTTGAAAAACCCGGTGACGAAGATATGACAGGCTTCGCTTACGGTGTGCATAATAAGTTAGTACGCGAGTATGGTGAAGAGTACACAAGAACTGATGAGTATTATCAGAAAATCGATACAGCAATGAGGAAGTCTTTTCCAGAACGTTTTGATGATGTTAAAGATGCCCCCAAAGCTAGTCGCCCTAAATCCGTTGTTGCTCCGGCACAGCGCACGTCGGTACCGAAGAAAATTCGCCTGACAACCACGCAACAAAATGTAGCCAAGAAGTTAGGTATACCTCTTGAGCTGTACGCTAGAAAAATGATTGAACTGGAGAACCAAAATGGCTGAAAACCGAATCCCTCGTGAAGCACAAAGTCGTGAACAAGCAGAACGTCCAAAAACTTGGAAACCCGCGGAGCTTTTACCAGAAGTAGCAAGAGAGCCCGGATATGCTTACCACTGGGTTAGAGTCACACTTAACGGTGCGCCTGACCAACGAAACTTTTCTGCGAAACTACGAGAAGGCTGGGAACCTGTCACTACTTCAGAACAACCTCAGATGCGAATGTTCCTAGATCCCACTTCACGATTTAAAGACAATATTGAAGTTGGAGGTCTGTTGTTATGTAAATCACCACAAGAACTCGTTGACCAACGTAATGCACATTACGCAGACCAAAACCGTCAGCAAGTCGAGGGTGTAGATAGCAACTATATGCGCCAAAGTGACCGTAGAATGCCCCTCTTTAGTGAGCGCAAATCTTCTACAAGCTTTGGTAATGGTTCTTAATTTTATTGGAGTTAACAAATGGCTTATCCTACTATTGATAAACCCTACGGCTTAAAGCCGATCAATCTGATCGGTGGACAGGTCTTCGCGGGGGCTACGCGTAAAATGCGCATTGCAAGTGGTCTAGCAGCAAACATTGGCTTTGGTGATTTATTGGTTCGAGTTAGTGACG